AAGAAGTAATTGGCTCTGCACCGATGAGCACTAAGGCTCTCGATGCAATATCCAACGCTGAATCAGATGCCGTTGATGCCATTTATTTTAGTCGCCGTCTGTTTCTGCCACTGCAGTTCCGTCAGAAACGTCAACTGTTGTGCCATTGTTTGATAAGACAGTAACAAAGTTTGTTGTTGGTGTATTAGTATCTTGAACAATAATTAAATCTCTTACGTTCAACATATTAACTGATTCCCCAGTAAAGTATCCTGCTGAATTTACTGCAGCGATTGCATCTGCTGTTTGATAAATCCATAAACATACTCCACTAGCACCACCAATTTTGTGAAGACCACTTGCACTATAAGCCATTCGACCCTCCTATTAATTGTTGTCAAGAAGTTCATAAATACCATTGTCATCTATGACACTAGCACCCATGGACATCATTGAAGTTGCAAGGTGAGAAACTTTCTCTGGTACATAATTTAACTCAGTAGTTACATTAGCACCAATGCCTAAGCCTACAGCACTTGTATGATACGCTAAGTTCTTTCCTGCTGTAATAGCAGAAGTAGACATGATGTTAAAACCTAGAAAGTTCTTCATGGTCATTCCACCTGCGTATGGTAAGTTCTGATCACCTACGTAATCTGATGATGCAAACTCTTCAATTAAGAAAAGATCAGCAAAACCTTTAGGATGCATAGCAATATAACGCTGTCCATCTTCGGGAATGTTTGCTGTACCAAATGTTTCAAATGCAGATAACAAGTCTGCCTTTTGAACAGCACTACTTGTATCATGTAATTGAGTTGAGTTAGCACCTGCATCCATCGCTGTGACAAGAATCTCGTCTGTCTTACGACCTAATGCAGCAGCAGCAGAAGTTGCAATAGCTTGACGCTCATCAATGTTTGTCTTGAGTTCGTCTAACTTGTCAATATATTCTGCAGCATAGTAGTCTGCTAACGTTGCTTCTACTGTGGTATGTGCTAGTTCCATTGGAGTTACCATACCATTTCTTGATTTAGTTGAAGCTGTTCCAGTACCGATTTTTTGAAAGCGTACAACGCTTCCTGCAACATTGCTTACGTTACGAACAGTGTTCATTAACTTAGAACCCATTCTTTGATAAGCTAAATGTACCTCGGACTCGAACTGCTTAATAAAGGCTGTGTCTATTGTATTAGCCATTATATAGTCCTTTCCCTGCATATAGCAGATTGTTGTTAAGGTTGCTCTCGGTTATCTGCTCTTTGCTTCAACTGGTTATCCGTTAGGGCCATCAGCTTATTACAGGCCGTGTATCATCAATGGATGGCATATAATAATTATTCTGACAACGCACAAATCTAACTACCTTAAAACCATTTTGCATTATTATATCAGGAAGTATGTCAAACCCAAGGTAGCCAAGCCATGAAAGAGTCTTGTAATGTTCTACAGGACAAACATTTTCTAGTAAATAATACTGACTTTGAAAGTACTCAACTATAGATGGAGAGAATTTCATAAATGTTTTTGGATACTTTTCTACTTCATAACTACAAAGCATCCATATCCTACCTACAAGATCATGTTGTTTAACTACGCCAAACATCATAACAGGTTCATCGTTTAACAAAGCAGTATAAGTTTCAGCCGTATCCTCTTGAAATGGCTGCATTAATGCACGCCAAGGATTCACGCCTGCGATCACACACTCTCTTACATCTGTCGATCTTAAATTACTTTGTAGTCTTTCGGCATGACTTGGTCTTGACTTTACAATAAAGGCATCGCCATACTTACCTACCCCCGTGAAGTCTCTGCCAGTCACTGTTTACCTCCCTAACAAATGCTTCATCACGTCTACCCTGTTGCCAGTATCTTGGGTCTTTCATCTTAGCTTCAACATCAGCTTGACTTACTTGACCTGCAGGCACACCAGTTGGAGATACAGTGCTTCCTTTTGTTTGTTCGATAACATGTTCCAATGCTTTGATACCTGCAGAACTTGAACCTAATGTAGCTACTGCTTCTTGCATAGCAGGATCAGGAAAGAACTTATTCATCCATAACTGAACAGCTTCTACTCTAGCTGTTGCGTTATCTCCTAGTTCTTTTGTAACAGATTCAAGATCAACCTGTTGACCACCTACTGCATTAGCATACTTTTCAATACCCTCTGCAAATTCATCTTGGCTTAATCCATTCTCCCATGAATAGTTAGACCACCAGTTAAGTAACTCATTATCTACAGCCTCAGCTTCATCTATAGATTCTGGTAATACATACTCACCTACTGACGCAGGTCGTTCTGCAAAAGCTTCTGTTTCCATTTCTTCCATAAGCTTAGTGCGTAATTCTTCTTCTCCTTTACCAAGCTTACCCTCTAGTTCACCATATGCCTTTGCCATATCAGCAGGGTCACTAAACTTTTCAGGTAACCATTCAGGTCTAGCAACTTCTGTAGGTGCAGTTTCTACTGCAGGTGTTTCTGCTGTTGCTTCAGCAGGTGCTTCACTTTGTGTTTGTAGTAATGTTTCTTCCATGATTTATCCTCTCTGCATGTTGAACACGTTTAGCAATTAATGCCACTAAGTATCTTTGTCCCTCAAGATGCCTTAACTCTTCAGCAGATATGTTTGCTCCAGTTATTGCTTCTATCGTTATAGACTTCAGATATTGTAAAGTAGCCAGACCACTGGGGGAATTAAAGGTACTGGCTAAATCTTGGGAAATCTTTTCGTCTTGTTCTTTTGAACGAGGGTATCCATCAACCCCCAAGTGCTTGGATGTTTGGGTTTGCATTCGGGTCTATTCCTGTTTGTTGTTGCATCTGTTGTGCCATCTGTACCATCTGCTGACGCTCACCTACATCACGAATCAAATGGTCTGGCACACCAAATTTCTTGGCTAGATAGATAGCCGTTTCCTCTGAGGATACAAGGAGATTAACTACCTCTGGACCGAAACGGCCTGCAACCATTTCGAGAAACCTATCTAGGGAAACAATGTCTTGGTTTGATTGTGCCTGTGCCAGAGGGGAAACACTTTTTATCTTTACTTCTCTACCATTAACAGTAGGTATTTCTATCCTACCTTGCTTTGATAAAAGATAAACCACACGTTGAAGAACAGGCTGAACCATCTCTGCTTGTAGTCTGCCAAATGCAGAACCAATCTTACGAGATAAATCAGCCATACGTTCTGCTACCTCAGTAGCTGATGCAGGTGTTTTATTCGGATCGCCAAGCATATCATTATACAATGCTCGTTTAATATTGTTACGCATATCATTAAGAACTAGATTAGCAACATCAAAGTTACCTGCTGCTCTTATTGGTTGTAGTCCTTGGGAGTTAGGTGCTTTAGGTATTACAGTTCCCGGCACTAAGTTAATTGTATCTACGTTAATAACACCATCATCATCCATCTGATAGATACCTGATATAGCCATCTGTGCATTCTCAAGAACTAATTCTATTGTAAGATTAGCAGACTTAATAGCACTTAACGCATTAACGGCAGGCCCTCTACCATATACTTCGCCACTTGCTTTACTCCAACGGAATGCAATAAAAGGATTAGAACCTACACCTGAGTATTCTTCCTGTAGTATTAGTTGCTTATCACCACACTCAATAACCATATAGCTATATCGTTCTTCGTTCGGTTTATCATATAGCTTACAGGATACTTCTAGTATTTTACATTTACTATCAGGATACTTCTGTATCTTTTCTAATGTCTTAGTTGAAAATGTACCACGTGGATAAGCCACAGGTAAGTCTTCAAACTTTAATTCTCTTTCTCTATATACATGATCTATCCTACCATCAGGTCCAACATCTAATACAACATGTGGTAATGGTATAGAATGAAAGCGTATAGGATTAATAGCATCACCCTCAGTAACAGCAAGCACTGCCGTACCTAGAGCAAGGTCTATAAAACATTCATGAATTTCTTGTGCAAAGTTAGATGTCTGCAGTACTTCAAAGATGTACTCAGTTACTTTATCTAACTTATTATTAATATCATCAGCTTCTTCTGGTGGCACTTCACTGCCTGCAACAAAGTCTGCCCATCTAGCAAAGTTAGGAACTAATCCTGACTGTAGTCTTGATGCAAACTCTTGCACACCAACCACTGCTGTCTCGTCAAAGATTCTATCATCACGTCTTTGACCGGGAGTATAGTTCTTAAACCCTTGTCTTTGTGGAAGGCAGTACTCAAATATTTCGTCATAGAGTTCTTCAAACTCACGCCTAATTGTTTTGGCCTTTTCGTATTTGGCCATATAGCTTTGAGCTAAATCAATCATTAGGTATCGTACCTATTGTAAAAACCAACACCACCACCTGAGCCAGTGAGTAATGATCGTCTACCAGTACCCTTACGTCTTCTTGAGACTGTTTCTTCTAAAGCTTCCTGCTTCATTTCTTTAGTCTTTACTTGCTCTTTAGCTTTCTCAGACTCACGTTCCATTTCTACTTCTGGATCGGGTGCAGGTGGACTAGGACTTCTACCTCCAATACACATATATAACTCCTTTTCTTTTAGCCATAACTATAACATTATAATAACGCAACGCACAAACGTTATAACCTAGACCATAACCCTTGTCGTCTTTGTTGTTTAGGTTGTCTAGTAAATACATCAAAATCCTTACGTGCATTAATGCACTAA